CCAACACTGTAGCCTCAAAAGCTGCTTTAGCTTTATCTGGATTAGTGTCCTTAAGATTTTGTGAGACAGAAGTAGGCTGCACACGAGACTTAGTGAGTCGCTTCTGAGCATTGCTTACAATACTAGCTGCTTTCTCTGCCGTAGCAGTCCCTCTAATACCTCTTGCAATAGGCCCACCAAGTACGCTTATATCAAGTACAGAAATGATGTTATCAATCCAGCGATCAACATTATCATAACCACCAGTGTCCAACACTTGCTGTAGGTAAGTCTTCTTAGCAAAGTCATTACCATCTGGCATTACAATAGTTTCAGATTCATTGATGATGTTGATAACACTTTGAGTTAGAGCTAGTCTATCCTCAATTGGTGTACGTGCAATGATCTCACGCATCTCCAGCTTACTCTCACCAAGCATGGTGATGGCCTCAGCATAAGCTGTAGCGTCTCCTTGACGCATCTTAGACAACACCTCCCCACCCATCTTAGCTTCAGAGAATGGAACAATAATGTCCAACACTTCTGCAACAGTCCTAATCATAGGACCACTCTCTTTAGCCAACTCAGCATTCAACAATGCTTGCTCTTGCTTCTTGTATTCATTTACACTGTTAATTACAGAGGCAGTGTCTACACGTTGCGCTTCTGCACGAGGAGACTCATTCTTTACAGGTGCTGTAAGAGCCTCTACAGAAAACATGTTTCTCACTTCATACTGAGCATTCATTTCATCAAGAGCTGACAATGCTACTTGTTGTTTCTGCTCATCAGTGAAATCAGGAGATGCTAGTACATCAATCAGATGTTTACGATTAGTATCAAGAGACTTCTGCCTTGCTTGTCTTAGCAATTCATCAGATAGCTCTGATTGTCCAGTGGTGTCTAGCTCAGCATTGATATTCTGATAAGTGGTTATAACATCTTCTGGTCTAGCTGTAAGACCTGCTGTGTAGGCGGCAAGGTTTAAGTTAGAGGATTTACTAACCACAGGGGCTACAACATCCTTGCCGGGATTGAGTTCATCTAGTGTCGGAACAACTGGGTTGTTGAAATCTTCTAAGCTTGCCATATATTACCTAAACAAGTTGTTGTATGGGTTTGGTTCTGTAGCTGGTGACATACCACCAATCTGTCCATAATTAGGTTGTACACCTGGTTCCTTAGAGGCGTTGTAAGCTTCATATGCAGCACCACCAAATTGTATAGCGCTTCCAATAGCACCAGCAGTTGCTGCTCTTTGATTACCTCTTGCTATTGCATCAGCAGCACTTTGATTAGCTGCTGTAATACCTTGAGCTGCGTTAGCTTGTCTAGACGCACTGGCCAAATTAGTTCCTATGTTAGTCTGCAAGGCCCCAATAGAACCTAGAGCACCAGAACTTCCAGTAACACCAGTGTTCTCACTGCTTTGTAGAATCTGAGCACGCCTAACACGCTCTTCTCTAATCTGTGCTCTAGTTTGTTCACGCTGTTGTGAAGCTTGTTCTGCTGCACTAATAGCGTTAGCCTCTTTCCTATCTTTAGAAGCTTCCTTCTGAGCTTGCCTTTGCTCATATGCTGAGTAGCCTGCTGTTGCTACAGCAGCTACTGCTACAATCGTACTTACGGCTGCCATTACGCCTCCAACAGTTTCATATAAGTTGTTTCAGTGTGTTCATAGCCAAGACGTTGTGCAAGGCCAGTGTCATGACCAGCTTTAAACATGATTAAATGCTGCTTGACCCCTTTAGCTCTTAGAATGTCTTCAGTGGCTTTCATCAATCTAAGGAATGTCTTACCACCTCTTACAGATGGGTCAAGGTATATACCTAACTCACTGGCAGATAACACTCCTGTCATCATGTCTACAGTGACTAAGTTACACATGTAACCAACAGCAACTCCATCCTTTCTGGCCACAATCAAAGCTAGCATATTATTCTTAACCAGATCACACATAGTGTCTAGATTAAGATTAAAGGGAATGGAGGCACTCTTGGCCTCCACCTCCTTATAATGAGCTTCAGCTAGTGCTAAACACTCAATAACACTCTCTCTAGAGTTTTCCTCTTTGAAATCATACATTGTTATTAGCACTCATTACCATAGACCAACCAAGAAGGAAACAGTCTTTATTGGGCTCTGTTTCTATTAGAAGAGACAACACCTTTCCGTTCCCTCTAAGTTTGTTCTTTGTAGTTACTGTGGAGAATCCATTGTCAAAACCATCTCCAAGACTGCTTGGAATGTAATGACGACGGAATCTGTATGCTTGAAACTTCTTACTCCACTTACCAGAGTTAGGATGATTAGCCCAGTCCCACTGGCTACTTACTAAACAACCAGATGGATTTTGTACATACCAATCTCCATCAATTCCTTTAGTAAAACCATCTTCTGTTTTATTGAAATGGAAGGTGATGTAAGGGACTTGCTTATCCCTCTGGTTATCACCACCACTTAACCATCCTGTCAGAAGATAAGCATTGGCATCCACACCTACCCCATCTACACCTCTCCAATCTTTAAATTGAGTGTCTCTTAGAAGAGAGAATGTGTATTTAATTGTTGGACTTGTGCCAGTCAGGGTAAGATAGATTGTTTCATTATTAACTGACTGCTCAATGGTACTTGTGGTAGTGACTAGCTCTCCGTCAACTTCAACATCAACTCCGTCTACTGTTACAGTTGAGTCTTGCTCTCCTAGTCGGTATGGAGGCACATTCAAACCAGACATAAGCATAGGGTATTTAAGTCCGCCTACTTGCTTAAAATCAAAAGGATAAAATGCGCCAAGGAGGGTATCGAATACCAGTTGCTTTACACTACCGACACCATTAATCCTATTGCGGTAAGTCCAGTAAACTTTACGTTCGTATAAGTCATAGCTAGCTTTAGTGTAAAGTTTATCAACATTGTCTATACCATCATACAACGTCTGAATAGTGCTTTGAGTAATGTTATCAGCTACATAATCACCAAACTGATTCTGGCTAACTACATAAATACCATCACCAGACCAGAACATTACATTCTTATCTACCTGAACTGCTGTGCCTGGAGATATGCACCCATAGTTACTAATCTTAGATACTAAGTAGTTAGTGGCTTTGAATCCGTAGTCACTACCACCTTGAAGCATCCATACACCATTAGATGCAAGAATAAGCAAGGCATTAGAGACGTTAATCATTCTCTGGATGCCATAGGCCCCGTCTATACGAATAAAACCACCATCAGTATCTAGCAGGTCAGGCTCTTCTTTAGAGGTCGGATCACCTTCTTGATAGCATGCAGTTATATCTGTCGGGTCTTCTACAAGCTTGCTAAACAGAATGTAAGATGATAGGTTTGGTGAGTGCTTGTCACCATCTACCACCTCACCACTGAAACCTCCATAGAATACTCTACCAGCATACTCAACAGCAATTGTAGGTCCCCCTGGTGTTGTATCTTTTGGGAGGTCAGTGATTGGATACTGAAGTTGTGAATACCTTTCACTAAGCTTAATAGCTTGCTGGAGCCTACTAACACCTCTGTTCAAGGCATTAATAATAAAATATCCCTTAGGAGCTTCATATGTTCCTACGGGGTTTTGAGCAACATCCTTCCAATTGAATCTGTCAGTAAGTCTATCATCTTCATCATTACTATCTGGATACAATGAGTATGTAGTTACATCAGCGTTAGATGGGAATCTACCAACCTTATTTCTAAATTCTAAAATAAGATCTCTGGTAGCCTCATCCCTTATTACTTTGCGAGGGTCTGCCCAAGTTTGGTTTCTTAGGTTATAGGTATGCTCTTGTGTTAGAGATGCTGGCCTGGTGGTAATGTCACCTCCAGACCTTAGATCAACACCACCTACAATATCTTCTACACCAAACAAATCTCTAATTAATAGGCCATACTCTGAATAAGAGAAAGAACCATTGTTATACTTTAATACCCCAACCTGACTACCACCATATGCTATAACAAGCATTCCATCTACGTTAGTGTAAGAGAATGAGAGGTCTGTTGGTGCTTGAGAGAAGACCTTAGTGTACACTAGTCCAGTGCTTATGGCAGCAGCATTAGTGTCAAACACTTTAATCTCATTACCGACTTGAATCACAATAAAAGTCAACTTACTGTCGCCACCTACGTTGTCCCACTTATAAGTTTCAATAGCAACTTCCTGTGAGTCAACTGCTTTTACAGAAGTAACAACCTCAGTGTAACCTTCCTCAAAGTCAACACCCAGACGTCTACGTCTAGTCCCATCTCTCCTTAGTACGAAGTTCTGTTCATCTAGTGAGGCATTATTGGGGAAGTTAAGAGGACTAGCTTCTGTAATAATGCCAGCAACAAAGTTGTTGAGTTCTATTGCGCTAGTCGATCTTGCCACCTTTATCACCTTTCTTATTGACGTAAGTGTCGATAGCTTTCTTTGCCATCTCAAATGATGTGTACTTACCACGAAGACTCATGTGTACGCTGCCCTTACCAACAGCTTTAATCTCCTTGTAACCGTAAGTGCCATCAGCTACAATAAGATGACCATTGTGTTCTACTTGCATTATCTATTCCTAAATGTTGGGTCTTTATGGTATGCTCGTCCACGACCATAGCTGGGGTATTCAATACCACCCTCTACTTTCCATGCCTTACGAGACAACCATCTATTCTGACGACCAGCTTCTTGTTCAGCTTTAGCGTCTTGTGTTTGTTTAAGCTTTAGAGATGATCTACTCTTAGCCTCTTCGAGAAGTAGGGTGAATGCTTCATCTGGCAGGTCTGGATAAGCATCATCCTCATGCGTCCACTCAGGCATAACATAAGCCATAGCCTGAACCTTAGACTCTTGCAAAGTGTCATCCACTTCTGAGTCATAAGAATCAAAGACGAGATGTTCATCATCAAAGCTAGTGAAATACTGAGGAGCTTGGTCATTTCTAATAAACAACTCTACCCCAGAGTAGTCAGTGATGATATCCACATGTGCATCAGTATTATTACGACTATTGCCCATTCGAATGAAATCATCAGGCTCAATCCACTTAACAGGACGATAAGACTTCCGAGGGTCATTAAGCTTAACCTTGTTGTAGTTTACAAAGCACAGTTCCTTAATCTTATCAGCAAGCCTCATATGAGTTGGATATGCTGGGTTACCGGATGCCTCAAGACTAATCATTCTACGGAGATGAGGCCAGTTACGATTACTCATCAATGCAAAGTAGGTTGACTTAACAATCTGAGCTACTTGTTGGCTTTCAACAGTATCATCAATACTGTTTACCTCATCACCATCCATGTCGTTCAAGATGTCTTGAACAATCTCTAGAAGTGTCATTCTCATGTAGTGTGCCCCACATACTTACTCACTGCAATAGTGGCAGATGGAGATAAAGCCCAAGGCAATGTAGTTGGTGATTGCTGGAACAAACCACCAGCATTAGTACCACCACTGTCTCTCATAATCTGTTGCTTATATGTGTCGCCCACTTCTGCTCTAAATCCAATAGTAGCTGAGAATGGAATAATGTAGTCTGCATCTGGAAGCTTCACTGAGTTACTATTCAGATTCTGTACATCGTTGATGAGGAATCTGTTGAAGATGATGGCCCCACCAGCAGAAGTGGTTCTTCCAAACCTTAGAAACACAGAGATGAGATAGTCACCAGCAGTGTTAAAAGTGAGTGTACCATCAGGTGTTAGTGTGGCATCAGGTGTTTCCACACCACTACCAAATTCAACTTGTAGTGCTGTGTCTAGTGACACTGGCTGTTGAGAGGCTGCTGAAGATTCCCCAGATAGCACAAACTGGTAACCTTCAGATACTGGGGTGTCTGTAATTTGACCGTAGGTAATTGTTCTAAAAGATGTAGAACCATCACCATTAGACATCAATACTTGATTAAGACCTGCTGTAGATGCACCTCTAGGCTCATGCCTATCGACGTCTTGAATGTTTACATGCTCTACCATAAATTTTCTCCAATAAAAAAGCCAGCCACCCATTTCTGAATGACTGGCTTCATGGCCTAGCTAATTAATACTTATGCAGTGACGGTAACTGCTACAGTATCAGTCTTAGAGCCATCAGCAGTGCTGGTGACAGTGATAGTTGCAGAGCCTGCACTAACACCAGTTACCACACCAGAGGAAGATACAGTAGCTACAGAAGGAGCACTGGACTCATAAGTAACAGACTGCTCTGCATCATCAGGGTTCACAGCCGAGGTGATCTGAGCAGTGCCACTTACTGCAACACTGATAGTTTCCGGTGTTGCAACAACACTTACAACAGCTACAGGATCACCAGGGAAAGCAGGAATGATGTCTGCTTCATAACCAGCAGATTTCTTAAAGTAGATCACATAGCGACCACCAGTAAGGCCAGTCACTACAACCTCACCAGTGTTATTATGTGGGATGTGAATAGGAGCGGCTTCAGTAGCTCCAATAACACTAAGACCACCAACAGTCACATCAGTGACCGTTCCCAGTGCATAAGTGTCATCTACTTTATAAACGAAGACACCACCACCTCTAGGCAGAAGATACGGCAAGCCTTGGCTTGCACCATCAACTACATACTCGTTCTCAAAACCTTCAGTCTTATGAACTCCTTGGCCACCACCAGAGGTGCGAGGACCATAGTGATTAGAGACATTGAGACCGGAATTATTTTCAAATGCCATTAGTTATTTCTCCTAAGTCTTAGTTGCTGATAGCAGTGGTGGAGGTGACATAAGCACCGAGGGTATCGAGACGCTGGATACCGAAGCCATAACGGCTACGTACAACGAACTCGTCACGAGCACGATCCTTATTACGCTCACCCTCAGACTTAGGCATACGACGCCATGCACCCATGATAGGCTTAGTCTGGTCATCCAGAATGCACATAAAGATGTTAGCTACGCCATCTACGATGGTAGTGGTGCCATCATTGTAAGTGCCAACCGGGAGACGGTTAGAGGTGATGATGTCCCAACCAAACAGGCTCATCATGAAGCGTTGACCACGAGCCATACCATTCTCAAGGATGGACTGACCAAACGGGGTGACATCATGAGTGATAGTTACCAGACCATTCAGGGTGGCTTCTACAATCGGGTCAGCAATGAAGACACGACCAGTGGAAGGTACGTTAGCTTTATCGAAGGCCAGACGCATACGAATCAGAGCGTCCAGTTCAAAAGCACCATTAGTACCATCAGACACGATCAGGTGAGGGAAACCGTTAATCAGGTTCGGACCAGGATTAGCTTCGTAGTATTCACCAGCTACTGCAAGGAAGTCAGTCTCGAAGGTCTCTTGAAGAGCACGAGTGGACTCAGCAGCACGCTCAGCCATCAGACGATCAATGTTGGTGCCATCTTCACGAAGGTCATCAGTCACGTACCAAGCATCACCTTTGTATTCAGTGATGCGGAAAGTGATCTCACCAGTTTCAATCGGGTTGTAAACCAGAGGAGCATCTTCTTCTGCTTCTTGCAGAGTGACAGAACCAATGGTCTTAATGTTAAGGACAGAACCAGAACCGAAATCTGCTACGTTACGATAGAACGTGTCAGGCAGAAGACCGTCATGCAGGTTCAGGAGAATGAAGTCAGAATACTGTTCTGCTTCAATAAACGCACGAGTGTTGTCTGTAAGTTGCATCTATGTATTTCCTGTATTAATTATTTACGCCATGTCGGGCGTACACTTCTTCTTTGATGCGTGCCATAAACTCGGCTTGATCCCTAGAAGTAGCACCAGACAGGAGAGACTTAGATGGTCGCTCAAGAGGTTTACGTTCAGGCATGTAAGACGAGGGAAGGTGTACGCTACCAGTGGTTGTTTTAGGAGCTGCTTTTTGAGCAGCATTGAACAATGCAAGAACCAGATTAGGATTCTTGCTAGCCAGATCGCCAAGCTCTTTAGGAGTGGTACCAAGCTCACGAGCTTTCTGTTCCACTACTTCACGAGACTTCTCACCATACATGCTGGTGAGGGCTTGTTGCACTTGCGCAGTGTTTTGAGCTGCTTGGTCCACCTGCTTGGCTTGACCAAGTGCTTTCTGTACAAGTTGCAGCACTGCCTGTTCGTCTAATCCACTCGTCGCGGGTGGTGTTCCCTGATCTTGCGGCTTATCCTGTTGTGCAGTGAGGCGAGATACAACATCTTCCACTGTGCTACGTTTCTCTAGTTCAGCTCTCAAAGTAGCCAATTCCTGTTCACGAGTTTGAAGTTCAGTTTTAAGCTGGGGAATGTACTGTTGAGAATGCACTAAAGCTTCCAGAGCTTTAGGAAGGCTGTCATATTTCGGTTGCCCTTGCTCATTCTTGATAGCGTTCAGCAGGTCTGCATATTGACTACCAGCGTCATGGGCTTGATTCTGTTGTTGAGCCGGGGTGGGCTCTTTTACTTCTGGTTGTTCTGCAAATACATCTGTCTGGTCTGACATTGTATAATCCTTAATGGTTATAGATATACTAGAAATATGTCTAGACATTAATGTCTATTTGATTTCTGTTAATTCTTATTAACTTCTATCTTATATCTAATATATCCTAGTATGTATATATACTGAAAATTTAGAGAAAAGAGGACTCATTCATCAGAAATAAGTGAAATAATTTCTGACATGGCTCTCTCGTAACCTCTGTGATCTGCTTGTAGGTATGCCCAATTAGGATTGTCATATGCATCCTTAGAGTGAGACATACGCACTGATGTTGCTGCTTTCTTCTCTAGCAGTTCAAGGAGCCTCCGTCTCATAACCAGAGACTCCTTAAAGTTTTGAGTGATGTCTACAGCAAGCTCTTTACCTACACCTGTAGTCCATGCTGTTTTCATTACAGAGCACCTTCTCCTGGAACTGCACCTTGTACAGCTACATCTTCTTGTGCTTGGTTAGCCAAGGTCTGAGTCTCTTGCTGCTCAGCAATAGCAACGTTAGGCCTAAACACTTCATAGCCCTTAAGACCAGTGACATCATCAACAAACTTCATCATAGCCTTACCGCTAGTATGAGGGGCAATCATTTGACCAAGAGGGCTGTTAAAGATGCCAATGATATTCTGCAAGTCTTGTGCTTGCTTAGCATAATGTCTAGCACCAACAGGTCTGATCTTACCATTAGCAGTGATGTCAGCTTTAGTAATGGTTAAGAATTCACGTACACCAATGTCATCATCCATAACTCGAATAACATCAGAAGTATCCATGTTCCTACGAGCAATCTCTAGCATTGAGTTAAGAGCACGTTCAAGCAACTCAATTTCAAAGCTGGTGATCTTTTCTTGGAAGATACGACCAGCAGCATTCTGCAATTGTTGCACTTCAAATGCTGTCTTCTCACCAGGAGTCCGTAGGCCCATTGCTTCACGAGGAGCACCAGCATACATCTCCATCTTGGCTTCATAGACACTAATGTCGTTCTCTGCCATCATTAGGTTATTAAGATTCTTAGCAACCTCCTGTACATCACCACCTTCATCAAGATGAATCTCAGCACCTGGACCCCATACAAATTGTTCCACCTCACCAATGATTTTAAGTGGAGGATGTACAATCAAATCCATAGCATCTGCTCTAAGATTTTCCAGATGGTCAATACGGTATTGCATACCAACCAGATTGTCCAGAGGACCCATAGCCCAGAGATTATCAGGACGACTACGCCAACCCACATGGTAAATCGGAGCATGACCCATCCAACTTGGAATGGCTTCATTACGAACCTCCAAAGCTCTATCTACCACAGTAATCACTCTGTTAGTATGTAGATCACCACTCTCATGGTCATGATAATCTCCATAGAACTCCAACACTTCAATAAAATCGCCCATGTAGTATTCATAGAGATTACCAAAGCCATCTACAGAATACCCTTGGGCTTTATCAAAGTCCTCAATAGAATACCCACCAAACGATGCCCTCAGACGCTCTCTACGCTCGATAGCAGCTTCCCAGAACTTCTCCTCAGGGTTATCCATAGCCAGACGTTTAAGCTCTCCTAGGGTCTTTACAGAGCGTACAATCTTAAAGCTTTCAATGAAACTATCTGCTAATGGATTGAATACAACGTCCATAGGACTAATACGCTTAACACGAGGTCCAATATAATCTGGGACAATAGTTCCATCAGTTAGTTCTTTGTAGCTAGCTTCAAAGGTGGTTGTGCAGAATGCATTCCCATAGTCAATGTAATCGTACAACAACTTAGACATTTCTGTCCTGAAATGCCCCTCACGGCATTTGTTAGCCATGTATGATTCAATAGCTTTAGCCTTCTTCTTGATGCTGTCATTCTTGCCATACCCTTGCCACTTGAGCCAATCATCGTTGGGGAAGAGGGCACTGATATAGTTTGAATGCAAGTTGTCACGAATCTGACATAGCTTTGGAATGGTTGTACTATTCTTCCAAGGAAGGCTAGCATTACTTGTAGTGGTAGTGTCTGTAGCAAAGATATAGTTACGTAGCTCAAGCCACTCTTCAATCTTTCCACGACGTTGATTATTATAACTATCCCAAAGATGTGCCACCCACTTACTAGCATCATCTTGCATCAAAATAGTCTTTAGCTCAGCTACTTTACGGCTCATGTGTGTTCCTATAGTGTCTGTAAGCTCCTAGGAGCCTCTCTGTGAGGTTTTATATGTTCTACCCACCCTACCCTACGTCCTACCTAAAAGGAACGCCTCCAAAGCGTGTTCTAGGAGCCTGTGAGCTAAGGAAGTCTTGTATGCCAGCAGACATGCCTTTGGATGGTGGTACAGCAATGCCTACAGCACTTGCCAAGGCGTCTTTGATATCGTCATGAGCTGGACGTGCTAGAACAAGCTCTTCTTCAAGAACACTAGTCCAACCACCTTCTAGATGCCACACTTGCATGTTGTCATAGAGATGCTCAAGTGAAGCTGCGATACGCTCTTCCTTACTCCCTTCTGTACGGCTAGGTCTGAACTCTTCTACTGATAGCCTAAGCCCATCTCTCTTAACATAATCCTTAATAGCATTGACAATAACTTTCTGAGCCACTGTAACTTCTGCTCTTAGTTTATTGAAATTGTATTTAGCATGCAGAGACTTGATGTGTTCAAAATATTCAATTGTCTTGTCCGACTTGAATCTGTCAATGTCCATTACATAGATATTGCTTTCATGGTCTATACCAATCACAACAATAGCTGTGTAGTCTGCTTGTTTAGAAAGAGAGAATGCAAAGTCAACTGCTGCATATACATTGAGTCTACGACCATTGTATGTCCATCTACTACCTTCTTTCTTCAAGAATCTTGGATTGTAGTATTGAAACTTCTCACGAGAAATACGATCTGAACCGGGATCATTAGGGTCATTATAATACTGGGCATAGAACTGAACTCTGTCCGAATACTCGGCACGTATACGAGACAGTACACGAATATCAAATCCAAAAGCTTTACCGTCCTCTCTTACTGCTCTAGGCCAGATAAAGATTCCATCCTTCTCTACGACATATTCTTTAATGTCCCAAACAGGCACCTCATCAGTCTTAATACCATCATTATCGTACAGATCATACTTCTGAGACTTCCAAGTATTGTAGATATCTACCGGATGATAGCGTGTTCCACAAGCCATGGTGAATCCACCAGCATTTCGAATAGAGGTGAACTGAGATGCTTTCTTAGAAACACTCTCTCTTCCATCCTCTGTGTATGCGTTCTCTGGAACTACAAGGTCATCCGCAACGATGATATCTGCGTGCCACCCAGTTGTGTTAGTAGTAAGCCCTGCTGTGGATATGGTAGCATCTCGAATGCCCTCAACCTTTCGTTGCACATGGTCAACACTGACTGCTGTAGAGGACCACTTCTCTCTCTTACCTTCTTGTGGGTGGATGTATTCAGGGAAGTAACGCATGTATACAGTTGAGCCAAGAATATTCTTAATGGCATACAACTGAGTTTCTGCAAGACTTGCTGTAGCAGATACATATAACATAGTTACTTCTGGATGCCTAGTTATAATCCAAGCACACCATGTGGCAACCATGTGAGATTTAAGGTGAGCACGAGGGAGCATGATTAGTTTGTTACTAGTCAGTCCCTCGTCTTGACCAAAGAGGCTATAGTCCTGCATCCAACGAAAAATATCTCTATGCACCTCACCATACATATAACCAGGGTTAACCAAGCATGCGAAGAAATAAAGGTCTTCTAGGGCACGTTCCCTTACTTCCTTCGCCTGTTGAGGCATACGCTTGAGTTTTACTTGAGCCTCTAGGAGCCAATCTTCTTCAGTAGACATTCATCACCTTTTATAATCAGCTAGCCGTTTAACATCAGCAGCAAACTCTTCTTCAATCTTCTCTTCAATACGAAGGTGCTTATCTTTCTCTGCCTTACTAGGACGACCAGCAGCACGTTTCTCCCAGCCCCTATCTGCTAAGAACTTAGCTGCTGAGTAGTTACCACTCTCACTAGCACACATATTCATCATGTCACGAACAGCTTGGCTACGAATCTTAAGCTCCAACTCTTCACGCCACTCTTCGATGTGCTTGGACAACACCTTATTCTCACAGAGGCGCTTCCAATGCTGCCAACCCAGTAGATGCTTCTCTGCAAAGGCATACTCAGTTGGGTCTTCCTCAGCAAGGTATAGTTTTTTAAGGGAGGGGTAGTGCTTACCTTTGTACGGGTAGTCATACTCCTTAAGTGTGTACACAGCGTAGTCAGTGTAGCCAATCTCCAAGAATAGGCTCTGTGTCAGTGGCCTTCCCATA